TTTAGACGGGTATGAGAGGACGGAAGCCAAAGCCGACGCATTTGCGCCTGTTAGCTGGAGGTAAGGAGCGAAACCCGCTGGAGCCGAAACCGCGCGGCCGATTGGTCGCCGCCCCTGACTGGTTTAGCGACGAGCAGCGCATCGCGTGGAATCATGCCATCGCATGCGCGCCCCGCGACATGCTGCGGCGCCTGGATCAATCCGCGCTGACCGTTTGGGTCATCGCTTGCGACACGCATCGCCAGGCCGCAATCAAGCTCCGCGAAGGCGGGCTCGTGACGGTCTATAAGAAACGGGAGCCGCGCAAGACCGGTCGCCCTGCGAAGGGAAGCAAAAAGCCTCGGGTTACGGATACGGTCACGCAACAAAGCGTTTACCTGTCGATCATGAACCGCCAGGCGCAAATCATGCTCAAGGCTGCGGCCGAACTCGGGTTCACTCCATCGAGTCGCAGCCGAGTGACGGCAGCGCCAGACGATGACGAAACCGAAGAATCGAAAGACCCGCTCGCAGAATTCGGACTCGCCTAGCGTTCACCGCGTCACACAATACGCGCTCGACGTCGCGGCCGGCCCGATCGTCGCCGGGCCGCATGTCCGCTATGCCTGCCGCCGCCATCTGACCGACCTGGAAAACGGCGCGGCGCGCGGCCTGACATTTGATCCGGCACGCGCGGATCATGCACTACGATTCTTCCCGACAGTATTGCGTTTAAACGGCGGCCAATTCGAGGGCAGGCCTTTCGAATTGGAGCCGGCGCAAGCGTTCATTGTCGGGTCACTGTTCGGATGGCTACGCGCCGACGGCACGCGCCGCTTCCGATTTGCGTACATCGAGCAGGGAAAGGGTAACGGCAAGTCGCCGCTTGTCGCCGGCATCGGCCTTTACTGCATGGTTGCGGATGGCGAGGCTCGCGCGGAAATCTACGCGGCGGCGACGAAGAAAGATCAAGCGATGATCTTGTTTCGCGACGCGGTCGCGATGGTCGATCAATCGCCGGCACTGCTGTCCGCGCTCAAGCGCTCGGGCGTATATGATAAGGTCTGGAACCTCTATCACGAGCGTAGCGGATCGTTCTTTCGGCCGATATCTGCGGATGATGGGCAATCGGGGCCGCGTCCACACTGCGGCTTGATTGACGAGCTACACGAACACAAGACGGCGACCGTCGTCAACATGATGGCCGCCGGACGCAAGTGGCGCCGGCAACCGATGACGGTCGCCATAACGAACAGCGGCACCGATCGCAAGTCGGTTTGCTGGGAGTATCGCAAGAAAAGCATAAAGGTTTGCTCTGGCATCGAGCAAGACGACACGCTATTCGCCTACGTCTGCGCGCTCGATGAAGGCGATGACCCGGTCAAGGATGAAGCGTGCTGGCCGAAAGCGAATCCATTGCTCGGCGCAATCCTCGATCCGCAATACCTGCGCGACGAAGTGAATACGGCGCGCGGCATGCCGAGCAAAGAATCGCTTGTTCGCCGCCTGAATTTCTGCGAATGGGTCGAGGCTCATAACCCGTTTGTCAGTTATGAAAAATGGGTCGCCGCCGGGCAAGACTTCACGCTCGCTGATTTCCGCGGATGCACGGCGATCGCCGGCATTGATCTTTCTGCAACGACAGACCTAACCGCAATCGTTCTGCTGTTCGAGCGCGACGGAAAGTCGTGGCTATATCCGTTCTTCTGGATTCCAGCGGATGACCTGGACGAGCGCGTCAAGCGCGACGGCGTCCCGTTCGACATCTGGATACGCAATGGACATGTTCGCACGACGCCAGGCGCGGCGATCAACAAGGATTTTGTTGTCGCCGATGTGGCGGCTATCCTCGGCGAACACGACATCACGATATCTAGCGCGCCATTCGATCGGCACCGCATCGACGTATTGCAAGCCGCGCTCGATCGCGAGGGCGTCGAGTGGCCGCTGATTCCGTTCGGGCAAGGTTTCGTGTCGATGGGTTCAGCCATCGACGCCTTCGAAACGCTTCTCGTGCAGGGCAATTTGCGGCCCCCGGACAATCCTTGTCTGACCTGGAACGCCGCGAACGCGATAGTAATTCAAGACCCCGCCGGAAATCGCAAGCTCGACAAGAGCAAGGCGACCGGCCGCATAGACGGGCTCGTCGGTAGCGTGATGGCGATAGGCCAAGCATCCAAGCCGCAAGAGCAAACCGAAATTGAGCAAGGCTACGTGAGCGTTTAAATGTTCGGATTCGGCAATAAGAAAAACGAGCCAATACGCGAGCGAATCGAGACGGTTATAAATGCGGCCGACATTCCCGTCGGCGGCGATGGCGTGATTTCTGCCGATAGCTGGCAAGTGCTGCGCGGCATTTTCAACGACGGCCCGACGGACTCGGGCGCTATCGTCAACAGCGCAACAGCGATGCGAGTCGCCGCGGTTTTTTCGTGCGTGCGCTTGATTGCAGGATCGCACGCGAGTGCGCCGGTCGAAATTTTCAAGCGTGACGGCAAAGGCAAGGCGCTTCCGATCCCGGATCATCCCTATTTGTGGATGTTGAACGAACAAGCGAACATCCAATATACGGCCGCCGCTTGCAAGGAATTTCTGACCGCGCAAATGTTGCTGCGCGGCGACGGGCTCGCCTACATCATGCGCGGCGCGGACGGAATTACGCCCTCCGGAATCCTGCCGCTGCGCCGTGAGCAAGTCGTGATCCAGCGTCGGCCGCCGGCGAATCCACGGCAACCCGCCGCACTCGTGTACTACATCACGACTCCCGAGGGCGCGTTCGCCGCGGAATATGACGAAGTAATTCACTTCCCCGGCCTCGGCTTCAACGGCGTGGAGTCGATGTCCGTCATCCAATGGGGCGCGCGCAACGCAACTGGTATCGCAATGCGCGCTGACGAATTCGCCGGCAAGTTCTACAGCCAGGGCGCGCAACCGCAATTTGCGATCAAGGCGCCCGGCAAGATGGGCGAGAAATTGCAAAACGATTTACGCGAGGCGTGGGTCGCCAAGTATTCGGGCAACGGCCCGAACGGCGTCCCGCTCATGCTGACCGAAGGCCTCGACATCAAAGAATTGTCGATGACCGCCGCGGACGCGCAATTACTGGAGTCGCGTAAGTGGCAGGTTGCCGATATCGCGCGCGCGTTCGGCGTCCCGCCGCACATGATCGGCGATACCGAAAAATCGACGACTTGGGGCTCTGGTATAGAGGAAATGGGCCAAGCGTATGTCGACTACACGCTCGCCCCGCACATTACGCGCCTCGAAAACGAACTCAACCGCAAGCTATTCAAGCGCGGGCCTAACTTCCTGCGCTTCAATCTCGACGGCTTGATGCGCGGCAACGCCACGGCGCGCGCGAACTACTACAAAGCCGCGCTCGGCGGAACGCAATCGCCGGCGTGGATGACCTCGAACGAAGTTCGCGAGCGCGAAAACCTGCCGCCAAGCGAGGACACCGACGCGGACAGGCTCGCCAAGCCGCAACCAAAATCGCCACCCGGAACAGGAAACGACCCGAATGCACCCGAACAAAATCCAACTCCGGTCGCATAACCCCGGCACGGTTCGCCGTCTCGAACTCGTCAACTCGGCCGCCGATGAACAAGCGTTATACGTTTACGGAACCATTGGGGACTTTGGTTGGGGTGACGGCATTACCGCGAAGGATTTCGCGACCGCGCTGAATCAGGCGACGGCGGCAACGCTGCGATTGCATATCAATTCGCCTGGCGGCGACGTGTTCGAAGGCGTCGCGATGGCGCAAGCGATCCGCGAGTACAAGGGCACGATTGTCGCGCAAGTCGACGGCCTGGCCGCGAGCGCGGCAACGCAGCTCACGACCGCGGCCAAGCGGACGGAAATGGCGCCGGGCTCAATGCTTATGGTGCATCGCGCATGGACGGTTGTGGCTGGCAACACCGAGGACTTGCTCGCGCAAGCTGCCGTGCTCGAAAAGATCGACGGCCAAATCGCGAAGGCCTACGCGGATCGCTCTGGCGCGACTGTCGAGCAAGCCGCCGCATGGATGCAGGCCGAAACGTGGTTCACCGAATCCGAAGCCGTCGCCGCCGGCCTTGCCGACGCAGCGCTAGGCGAGGATTCCGAGGACGAGCAAGATGGCGGAGCGGACGAAAAGACCGAGGGCGCAAACGCGCTCGCGCGCAAGTGGGCTCTTTCCGACTCGCCCTTCAAGTGCGCGCCCGACGCGCTCAAGGCCGCCGCAACCGAGACGGTTGTCGAGCCTGGCCAGACGGCTGCAATTGAAGCATACGAGCGCACAAAGCGCCTGGCTGCCCTGCTGTAACTAACTTCGTCACTGTCGAGAGGACAGCGACCGGCCCGCAAGACGGCCGACTCGCGCGCGGCGCGCGTAATCGCCGCACTTATTTCGGCCTGGCCGAAAACCGATTGTTCGCGCAATTCCGCGCGATGACAGTCGGAGCCCGCACCGCTGTGAAGCGGCGCAATCCCAAACGAAGGAAAAAAGCAATGTCCGAAACAATCCTGCAACTGCGGGAGCGCCGTAACGCGCTGGCGAAGGAAGCCCGCAACCTTGTCGACACCAACCCCGGCGCCAATTGGAAAGCCGACACGCACGGCAAGCGCTATGACGAAATCGTCGGCGACATCGGCAACCTCGACGCCGAAATCAAGCGCAAAGAAACCGTGATGCAGCTCGATGCCGAGCGGGTATTTACCGACGCCGGCGGCCGCGAAATGCCCGTAAACGCGATTCGTGTCGCGACGCGTAACTATTTGCGCGGCGGCCTGGAGGGTATGAGCGCCGAAGATCGCGCAGCGCTGAATCTGGAGCGCGACAACGGCGGCATGCGGTTCCGCAATACGCTTTCCGGCGATCCTGCGAACGGTACGCAGGGCGGCGATACCGTACAGACGGATATCGTGTCGCGCGTCACCGAGAAATTGAAGCTGTTTGGCGGCATGCGCCAGGTTTCCGAAATCATCCAAACGGCGCAGGGCAACCCGTTGTCGTTCCCGACCTCCGACGGCACCAGCGAAACCGGCGAGCTTGTCGCCGAGAATGCGGCAGCCACCGCGGCCGACCCGTCGTTCGGCACCACGCCTTTGAACGTGTACAAGTTCTCGTCCAAAGTCGTCGCCGTGCCGTGGGAGCTGTTGCAGGATTCGAGCGTCAATATCGAGGACTTCGTCGCGAACCGTCTCGGGACTCGTCTCGGCCGTATCCAGAATACGAAGTTCACCAAGGGCAGCGGCACGAATGAGCCAACCGGCATCATCACGGCGTCGAGCGCTGGCAAGACCGGTTTGACCGGCCAAACCGCGACCGTCATTTATGACGACCTCGTCGACCTGGTGCACAGCGTCGATCCGGCGTACCGCGCCGGCGGCAAGTGCCGCTTCATGTTCCATGACAACACGCTCGCCGTGATTCGCAAGCTGAAAGATTCGCAGGGCCGCCCGATTTTCATTCCCGGCTATTACGATAACGGCATTGCCGCTGGCGTCGCCGATACCCTGCTCGGTTATCAGTATCAAATCAATCAGGACATTGCGACGATGGCCGCGAATGCGAAGTCGATCGCGTTCGGCGATTTCAGCTATTACAAGATTCGTGATGTGATGGCTCTGACGCTGTTCCGCTTCACCGATTCGGTGTACGCCTCGCAGGGCCAGGTGGGCTTTTTGGCCTGGATGCGTTCGGGCGGCAACCTGGTCGACGTGGGCGGCGCTGTCCGCTACTACGCCAACAGCGCGACCTAAAAAACCGCGCAGCACGAAAGGGCCGCCCGCAATGGCGGCCCTTTTCTTTCCCCAAATTTCAACGGCAGGAAAAACCCATGGCAATTGTTCGCGTTCTGCGAAAGTTCAACGGCTTTCCGTGCGGCGTGTATGCCGACATCAAGGGCCAGGAATTGAAAGAAGGCGTTTCAGGCGGCGCGCTCGACGAGAATGCCGAGAACACATCAAAGGAACCGCTGTTCTTGCGCGAGGCCGACAAGGCCGCCGCCGCACCGAAGGAAAAGGCCAAGGCCTAACAAGGACAAGCGCCCGTGACCGAATTCGCAACGGCGTTTCTAGGCTATCCGTATCCCTCGCGGATACGGACGCCGCCGAACGTTCGCACAATTGACGTTCTGACGCCGCCCGCGGTCGAGCCCATTACTCTTGCCGCGGCCAAGCAGCATATGCGCGTCACGAACACGGCGCACGATGCAATCATCCCGGCATACATCGCCGCCGCTCGCCAGCACGTCGAAAACGTTACCGGGCTCGGGCTTGTTTTGCAGCAGTGGCTTGTTTCGTTCGACCGCTTCGAACTTGCCGCGCAGAAATTGCCCGGCGGACGCATTGTGTCCGTTGACTTGTTCGAATACACGGATGCGCTCGGCGCAACGCAACCACTTGCGATCAACACCGATTACCTGCTCGACCCGATCAAGGGCCGGGTGTTCTTGCCGCTCGGCGCGTGGCGCTGGCCGGTAACTGGCTGCGTACCTGGCGCCGTGCGCGTCAAGTACAAGGTGGGCGCGACGCCGAACACGGCCGGCGCGGTCACGATCGACGCAGCGTTATATGCCGCAATCCTCTTGATTGCTGCTGACCTGTTCGAAAACCGCGAGGCCAGCGGCCAGGGCGCGAACGTCATCGAAAACCCGACCGTCGACCGCCTGTTGTATGACTACACGCACAAGGTAGCGCTGTAATGCGCGCCGGAAAGCTGCGGCACTCGATCACGATCGAGCGCCCGACGACAACGAAAAACACCGCCGGCAACGCGGTCGAGACGTGGGCAACATTTGCCGCCGACGTGCCGGCCGACTTTGCGCCGCTCAGCGCGCGCGAATTCATCGCCGCCGGCTCCATGCAATCTCAAGTCGTCGCGCGCTTCACGATTCGAACCATCGCCGGCATAACTGCCGACATGCGCGTCTTGTTCGATGGGCTCGTCTACAACATCGCCGGCGCCCTGCCCGATCCGAAAAGCGGCCAGGAATGGATCACGCTACCAGTGTCCGCCGGAGTGAATGCGGGTTGACTACGTGGGCGATTCTTTGCGCCGGCCCGAGCATGTCGCAGGCTGTCGCGGACACCGCGCGCCGGTATCGAGTCTGCGCGGTAAACAACACGTATCAGCTCGCGCCGTGTGCCGACGCCCTAGTCGCGCAGGACTGGGAATGGTGGCGCCACCATCGCGCCGCGCATGACTTCAAGGGACGCAAGTTCTCGACGAACCCCATCGATGGCGTCGAGCGTGTCGCCGGCGATACGCAGACGAACTCCGGCGCCCTCGCGGCCGAAATTGTCGCGACCGTTCTCGGCGGCCGCCGCATTCTGCTATTTGGCTGCGACATGCATGGCACGCACTACCACGGACCGCACCCGGAGCCGCTTTGCAATACCGAGCCGGATCGCTTCGAAGTGTTTAAACAGCAATTCGCACGCGTAGCAGAAATCTGCAAGCGCGAAGGCGTCGAGGTTCTGAACTGCACGCCAGGCTCCGCGCTGCAAGCGTTTCCGTTCGCGTGGGATAGCAATGTTTGAGACGATCAAGGTAAACGGCCTGTCTGAATTGCTGGCGCAATTGCGAGAGCTGGCCGACCTTACCAGCGACAAGACAGCCGATCAGGCCGTAAGCGCCTCGTTGCGCAAGGCCGGCGTGATTCTGCAAAAGGCGGCGCAGGACAATTTGCGCGCCGGCGATCACGTCAAAACCGGCACGCTGCTCGAAAACATCATCGTCGCCAAGACGCGCAAAGGCCTGCCGCCAGGATCAATCGCTGTAATCGTGACGGTGCGAGCGAAGGCAAAGAAATTCGCCGACAACTCGCGCAACCGCCGTAGCGGTCGCGTTGGCAAGGAATACAAGGATTACGGCCCGCTGTTTTATGCGCGGTTCCTTGAATTAGGCACGTCGCACCAGCCGCGTAGCGCGTTTATGACGCCGGCATTCGATCAGCACGCCGCGCAGTTACCCGAAGTTTTCCGCGATGACCTCGCTATACGGATCGAGAACAAGAAGCTATCCCGATGACTCCGAACGTCGATGCAATCCTATCCAATGCGTCGGCCGTGACAGCCATCGTCAATGCCGCAACGCAGATATGGCGCTCGGCCGCGCCGCAAGGAACGCCGCGCCCGTACATCGTTTGGTCCATAACTTCGGCGGTTCCCGAAAACAATCTCAGCGCTGCGCCGGAAATCGACTTCGCTCGAATCTCGATCGACTGCTATAGCAACAGCCAAGACCAAGCAAACACGCTCGGCAAGGCAGCGCAAGATGCGATCGAGGCGCAAACACATGTCATTCTCGGGCCGCTGGAATTCTACGAGCCTGACACGAAGCTCTACCGCTACACGTTCGACGCGGCGTTCTGGACGCCTCGCGCTTGAAGTTTTTACGCGCCCTTAGCTGGGCGCGGCTTTGCGTAAGCGCGCGGCCGCTTAGCTTACGCCCGGTTATGACCGCAATTCGGTAGCTGTCCAATCCGGCGCGCCCCCTGCGATAAGGGGGACCAAATTTCCCGCATTGTCGGGAACCTCTCGCGGGGCGCCTCGCGAGGGTAACGCGACTGTCGAGAGACAGCCGAGCCACGCACCGCTGTGAAGCGGCGCAATCCCGTCTAGATGGAAGAAAAAACATAATGGCACTCAAAACCAAAGGCACGGAACTATACGTTCTGTTTAACAATCCGATCGCCGCCCCCGTGCTCAGCGCACCGAGCACGGCGGGCTCTGGCGGCACGCTCGCTGCGGGCACGTACAAGTATGAGGCGACATACACCAACTCCGCCGGCGAGACTGTCGCGAGCAACGAAATCTCGCAGACTACGTCCGGTAGCGCATCGACGGTTACGTTTACCATAGGCGCGGCGCCTTCCGGCGCGACCGGCGTGAAAATCTACCGCACCGCCGTCGGCGGCGCGTCTGGCTCCGAAGTTCTGTCGCATACCGCAGTCACCGCGATTACCACGTACACCGACACCGGCGACGCGCTCGGAACCGACGTTCCGCCCACTACAAACACCGCAACCGTGCCGACGCTCGTCAAGGTTGGCTGCCCGACCGGTATTACCGGCGTTGGCGGCGCCAAGCCGCAGGTTCCCACCACCTGCCTCGACTCGACCGAGCAGACGTTTTTCCCCGGCATGGCCAATCCCGGCCAGATGACGGTCAATCTCGACTTTGATCCGTCGAAAATCTCTCACAGCAACTTGTGGGACATGTTCAACGCCGATGTCATCACGACTTGGGTTATCGGCGCGTCGGACGGTTCTGCCGCACCGACGATCAATACCGCCGGCGTTATCTCGTATCCGAGCACGCGTTCTTACGTCAACTTCGACGGCTATATCGCCGACCTCCCGCTCGATTTCCAGCTCAACAGCGTGGTGAAGTCGACCATGCAGGTTCAGCGCTCGGGCGCCCGCACTCTCCACAAGAAGAGCTAACACCCAGTTAGCCGAACGGCATTTTTCACCCTTAAAGCGATCGGCGCGTGCGTTCACAACGCACGCCCTTGCCGTCGCGCGTGCTCGCGTCGATCGCCTCCCCAAATTCCACGGCAAGGAAAACGGAAATGTCACTCAAAAGTCTTATCGGCAATCTCGTTGGCGAAACGCTCATCGCGGCGCGCGTCATCAAGTACAAGGGCAACGAAAAGGAATTCCACTTCCGCGAACTCAACGGCGACGAAGCCGAGACGGCTTTCGGTGAAGTTTCCAAGGACGACGCATCCAAGAACAAGGGACTGCGCAATCGCATTCTCGCCGCGACCTGGTGCGACCCGGACGGCAACCCAATTGCAACAGCCGAGGAAATCGGCGCGCAGGTTCCCGTAGGCCTCGCGAACAAATTGCAGCAAGCCGCGCTTGATGTAAACGGTTTGATCGAGGACGAAGCCGACGTAAAAAACGCGTAACCGGCGAGGGGCGCATCTGGTGGGCATTGTTCGCACGAACTGGCCTCCCTCCGCGCCTCGCTAAGCGCATGCTCACGGCGAAGGAGTGCCGCGAGTTTGCAATCTACTGCACGCGCTTTCCGATCGACGACGAGGCCAACTTCCACGTCCCGGCCGCGGCGTTGCAGGCCGCATTTCTCAACACGAAGCGCGCCGAAGGAACGCCGGCAATCCAGCTCAAGGATTGCTTGACGTTTTACGAGGACGAGAACGCGCCGCAACATATCGACGAAATAATTTTCGGCTCCGAAGATTGGTAGCCAAGGCCCGCGCAATGCGGGCCTTTTCTTTTTCACACTCCCCCGGATTTCCAAATGGCGAACAACCTCGCGTCCCTGGTCATGCAGCTCCGCGCCGATACGGCCGTGCTGCAATCAGACCTTGGAAAAGCGCAGCAATACGTGCAGGACTTCGTCGAAAAAGCGAAGGGCACGCTTGAAAAGGTTGGCGCGGCCATCGGCGTGGGCATTGGCGTCGACGCGTTTAAGGAATTCATAGGCGGGGCGATCGAGGCGCAAGACCAAGCGCTCAAGTTCGCGCAGAAGGTCGGGATATCGACCGACGCCGTCGCCGGGCTCGCGAGCGCTGCAAAAAAGGCTGGCGTTGACCAAGAGGGTTTGCAGCAAGCGCTTGTCAAGCTGTCCGTCAGTGCTGCTCAAGCCGGGAATGGCGTCAAGAAGTACGCAGAGGCGTACTCCGCACTAGGGATCAACGTCAAGGACGCTAACGGCAACGTCAAGGCCTCCGACGTGCTGCTCGGAGAGCTGGCCGACAAGTTCGAGCACTACAAAGATGGCGTGACCAAGACGGCCGATGCCGTGTTTCTGCTCGGCAAATCCGGCGCGAATCTCATACCGCTATTGAACGGCGGCTCTGCCGCAATTCAAAAACAGATCGACCTTGCTAAGCAGCTTGGCGCGGCGACCGGAACCGAGGCCGCCAAGGGCGCCGAAGAATTCAAAAACAAAATGATCGACTTGGAACTCGTTTCCAA